TCTAGATTATGAGCCATTTTTATTTCCTTTCGATTGTTGTTGAGTTTATTATAACAGGTGGCACTGACATTTACTAGTCCTGAGAGTCATTTGTCCGAATTGCCCCATGTGATTAATCTCACAAATTTCCAGGGGTTGTGGATAACTGTCGTAAGGATGTGGATAACCCCGCAGCTCTGCGGGCCAGCTTGGGAAATGGGGCGGGTTGATCCCGCCCCAAGATTATTAGCCAAGCAATTTTGTTAATTCAGATTTAGGTGGAAGCGATTCACGATTTAGAATTAACGCAGTTGTTTTCTTTTTCTTTACATTGTCATAAACATAAGCACGAATATTTCCGTCAAACTTACGCAAGTTAGAAAATACTAATTCAGTTAGGTATTCTTTATCGACACCTTGCTCTGAATAAATTGTTAAGTCATTTGCTTTTACTTCGTCATAGATTTCTACACGATAACGATTTTTCATTTTGTTCCTTTGTTAGTAGGGATTTTAATTATAGCATTTAGAGTTAGAGTTTGTCTAGCCCCGTAGGGTTGAGCAGTTTTGCGACTTACTCAGGTCGTTTGGGTTTAGGTGTCTAGACTTTGTGTGCTAACCCCCCAAAACCTATTTAGAGATACTTAGCAATCTGCTTCATTGTAGAAGCATTTACGAGTTCCTCGTCTGTCATCTTGAGAATTGTGAGAGCATTGGTGATGTCCTCTTTCATCTCACGATAAGTGTGCTGATGGATAACCTCAAAATCCTTTTCAGGTTCAGCAGGGAAAGTTCCCTCTTTTGTGATGATGTCAAAATCAACATTGAGAGTGTTGTTCCAAGCACGATAGTTTGTGCGAAGGTTCTCAGCCTTTGAGAAGTTGGCAATAGCCCACTTACCAATTTCCTTGCGCCACGCTTCTTGCGCCTTCTGATACTTTGTTTCGTTTGCTTCCTGTGATTTGTAATCTTTCTCTAGTTTAGCAAGAGTGCCTTCTAGTGCCTTGATTACTTTGGTCGTTGCGACCTTTACTGTGATTTGTCTTGACATTTATTTCCCTTTCGTTCGGTTGGTTGTTTGGTTAGTATAACATAGGGGTCTGACATTTACCCCTAAAGGTGAGAGTTCTTACTTACGACATTGGGCGAGAACACTCTCTAAACTGCCCCTGTTTCGTTCTATTTAGTTGTTAGGTGCGCTAGTCCAGCGTTCCTTACCATTTACATCAAGCAGGATACGATTTGTTCCGCTAGGGTGGTTATCAACCGCCTTGATAACCCCTGTGATACCGCTTGTTGTTGTTGTGTAGGTCTGACCTACTTCTAGTGTTGTTGTCATTTTGTTTCCTTTCGCTAGGGTTGTTATTATACAGGGTGGGTCTGACATTTTCCACCCTAATCTCATTATTTGAGAAAGTTATAGTGTGACTTTAGTCATACTCAGGTAGCCACGCATCTAAGTGGTGTTGCTCGACTATTGCTGAAGCGGGTGCGTATTTATCTCCTCGATAAAATACTCCTTCAGGCATTTCGATCAATTTGTTGTAGTCCTCATCATAGTATGCGTCAATAGCCTCGATACACGGCTCGACCATAGATAGCGGGACGGGTGGGTAATGATTACCCTGTAAGTGATAGCCAATAGCAGTTTCTAGGTCTAAGCCTAGCTCATCTGAAGCAAGGTCATAAGCAAGATTACTTCCCATTTATTCGTTCTCCTCTAAGATAGTTTCTGATAGGTTGTCCATTTCGTCTATTGTAGCAACAAGGTCTGACATTTCCTCTGCGGTCAATAGGATTTTAGTTACGCTGTCCGCTACTTTACTAGCAACGGCAGACGAATACATAAATAGATATTTAGCAAAGATTTCATCTGACAATTCATTTCTGCGTGTGTGTAATTCACCCGCAAGACCCATTATATCCTCGTCAAAGATACTGTCTTTGGTTGCCTCTAATATCTCGATAGCGGTTGATAGCATTAGAGAATAACCTTTAGTGTTGCGTAAGAGTTATTTGCGTTTAGTTCATCTAGGGCAGGCTTTAGGGCAGGCGCAAGTAATTCTTTTAGCATACTTTCTAGCATAGCAATTTGGGAATAACTATCTAATTGTAGGAAGCGTTGTGCTACTGGATGAGTTTCGTCAAACTCAGTAACGAAATTGAGAGAGTGTTCTACTTTTATCATTTGTTGCCTTTCGTTGTTGGATAAGAGTATTTTAGCATAGGGCACTGACATTTATGGGATTTGGGCTAGATTTTCAGGGTGATAAATCTCACATTCTTAACGACACGCCCGACCCCGCAGTACTGCGGGCCTTTTACTCCTCCTGGCCCCATATGTCGGGATCTACTTCTGCTAAATATTCTTTAGCAGCTTTTGCTTGATCAGGATTTCCCATTACTGAATTCATTAATGCATTAAAGTACTTTAGGTCCGCCATTTTTATTTCTCCTTATTTTTTAGTTGCGCTAAATCGAATGTCTGCTTTACCGTAAACACATAACCCACAAGATACACAAGCAGAACCAGCATTGCTAATTAGTGGAATTGATTTCATATTCTCAGGACATTTTGCACCAGGCTTGCCCGTCAATTCTTTCATTGTGCTTTCAGTTAAGGCAAATGTCTTCCCTAAGTATGCTAGGCGAATACCTTCATTTACTTTTAGTTCGTGACCGATTTCCTTATTCTCATCGTCGGTGGAATAGTAAAGAGATAGATTAGATACATCCTTAAGAATAAGCGCTGCAGACTTTACACGTGTGTAAACCCAGAATTGAACATCGGGGTGCTCATTGATTACATTCTTCCAGGCATAGGTATAGAAATCATTAAAGAAATCGCCGTCCCAGTGGATACGGAATAACATAGGAGCGTCTTTCTTTACACAATCAGCCTTGAAATCAATAATCATTTCATTTAGCAATTGATACATTGTTTCCATATCGGCATTGCGTAGCAATTCCCAATTGTGTAGCAGATTAGTTTTTACTCCCTTGAATAACTTTTCAAGTTTCCCAGCGTAGCAAACAGTCTCGCAGATAGACGTAGCACCAGGACATGAAAAGTCTTTTCCTGCAGGTAATCCGAACGTGTTAGCAATTGCGGCTTGCTTTCCATTTTTTGTGACAAGGTTAGCCACCTTTCTATCGTTAGAGCGTTTAAGTTTCATAGGGGTAATTATAGCGGTTATATCTGACATATTAGTAATCCTCATCCATACCAAAACCAGCGGAAGCAAGGGCATCGGAATCAGCCCAGCCAGTTAGTTCATAGAATTCCATTTCCTCAGCATCATAGCATTCAGCGCAGGTATAGTCATCACCATAGATTTCATATTCTTCAATTGAATCGAAAGTTTCTTGAGCACCACAAATTTCATAGTTCAAGCAAGCGACAGTAAATAGTTCCATTATGGACCTCTTTCGTTAGTAGATAGTGGAATTATAGCAGACTAGACTGACATTTTTTGCAACTCGCTCAAAATTCTAGGGTGTTTTAGATCACACCCGTAACGACACGCCCGACTCCGCAGCTCTGCGGGCATCCCGCTTGTTTGTCAAGCGGGACACGCCTTGTTTATTTAGAAATTGCTTTTTGTTTGCGAATTTCTTTTTGCAAATTCTTTAATTGCTTTTCTAAAACTAAAGTTCTAGCAGATGAGTATTTATAAATTCCCGCCTTCTTTGCTTCTGCTACATAGTAGCGGTCATACTCTAACTCGTGCTTTGCAATTAGTTTGCGAATTGCATTATTGCGAACAGTGCTCATCACTGTTTGATAGTTTTTAGTTCCTGCTTTAATTGGCTTAGCCATTTCTTATTCCCTTTCGTTTCTGTTTTTGTGTTTTGTTTTGCGTGTGTATTTCTTTTTATTGCGAACAGGTTGCGCCGCATTACTGCGACGCAATTCCTGAATTCGTTTTACCTTATCTTGAAGTGAAGTTAGGAACATTATACCCACTCGCTTCGTGAAATCGTTTTACATCAAATCGCTCATTATCTTTAGCAAACATTTCAGCGAAATCATTTACCATTTTAGAAAATACAGCGGGGTGCGTTTTATTGCTAACATACTTTAGAATTTCTGCCGTTGCGATGTAATCTTTTCTAGTCATCATTTTACTGCCACCATTCCACTACGATAGAAAACTTTTGTATAGCATTTGCCAGTTGGCGTGTATAGATTTACAGTTGAGTATTCGTTAGCCATTCCCCAATCGGTAAATAAGAAAAAGTTTTCCCACGCACCGAATTCGTTTTCGTATTCGGCAGACCAATGCGGGGCGTTGCTATCATAGGCGCAAGTTAGTTTATACATTTAGGTTTTCCCTTTCGTTAGTTATACATTTACATTGTGTTATTACTATTGTATCAGTTGCCACCGACACAATAGCGAGAGTATCGCAATTATCGCAAATCCACATTTCAGCAATTTTCATTTATTTATTCTCCTGAAAAAATCCTAGTGGATTACAATCGCAAGCCTCGACATCATAATCGGTTTCATTTCCGAAAAATTGCCAGCCTTGACCATTACAGGTTTCACACTCTAAAATCTGAGTGTATAATTCTTTCATTCTTCCCATTTTAGTTTTCCTTTCGTTTTGTTGTAATGGAATTATACCAGCACCCACCGACATTTATTCGGCTTCGGGTGTAGTAAAAATCCCCTCATTTAGTAAGCCCACCTCGAGGGTGAATAATTCATCGGGTGTTGCTTCGGATAAATCTACCCAGCCAGCACCCTCGTTATCCATTCGGAAAATTTCGATGTATCCCATTATTATTCACCAACCTTTACTGCGATTGTTGCGAATTTATTTCGCAGACCGCCAGCACGAACCTCGATTAGATAGGCTTCAGTTTTTTCGCCATAGTAAATTTCTGGGCGATGTTCAGCAGAAACAATTTCGCCTGAAAAGTGGCGAGAGTTTGAGCGATAGTTTTTTCCTACAAGTAGGCTTTCGATTGTGTATAGTTTGGTAGCCATTGGCAGACCTTCTTTCGTTTGTTGTTATGTATGGAATTATACACGAACCCACTGACATTTTCACATTACTAGCCAGTAAATCCAAATAGTGAGACGCTCAAGTCGTGTGATAAGCATCACACCAAAATGTCCGATTTGTCTGTCAAATCGACACGCCGCAGAATTCAGGGTTTTTTATAACAATGTCGTAACGACACGCCCGAGTGCGGCAGCTCTGCGGGCTGTCAAGCCGACACGCCGTTGTGTCGGTGTGAATTACCTCACAATTTCAGTAATCTGAAATTCTGACCGCAACCGTTGCCCATTCATCATTGAATGAACCTGTTGGGCGATAGCGAATTGAAAACGCTTCATAACCTTCAGGCGGATAAACATTTTCACGCTTTTCCGCAAAGTTAATTATCCCGCCATTAAATCGGCGGCGCATTGAAGTAGGTGAATAGTATTGATCCACCAATAAATCTACAATAGAATAACCTCTCATTGGTTTTCCCCTTTCTTTTCAGTAATTTTAGCAGATAGCACTGACAAGGCTTCAGCCTTGCTTGCTTCACGTTGCGCTAAAACGTGTTTTTTAAATTCATCTAAATTCATTTTAGTTTTTCTCCTTAGTAGGTAGAGCGAATAAATATTTTAGCAGAGCCTTGCGCTCATAAGTAGTTAATTCTGGGTGATTAGAAATCACGCCACCATTTTGGTATTCCCAAACAATTTTATTAAAAGTTTTTTCGGATAACATTACATCACCCAACTTTCTTGAGTGTATGCTAACCACTCACCAAGGGTCATTAAGCCCTTGTATTCATTACATTTTACGCAATAAAATTCAGATGAATAATCTGAACAAAATACGCAAACAATTAAATTCGCTTCATCAGCGCTTACATTTTCGAGAGTAATCTCTCGGATACTTAGTGTAGTCATTTTAAGACCACCTTTCTTTTAACGATTAAAACCTTATTTAATCTTGATACTAGTATCCTACCACCTACCACTGACATTTTTACCCGTTTTTCGGGCGTGTCGGAAAACTATTTTTGTGATTTAGGTCATGTGGATAACTTACGCTCAGAATTCCAGGGTTTTCCACAGCTGTGCATAAACCTGTGGATAACGCCCCCAAAAGACTGCGGGCCGATCTGACAATTGTCAAATCGACACGCCGATAATTAGCGCAAATCTTTTGTGAGTTCTCTCACATCTTCTTTTAGCATTGGCCACGCCATACGCCATAAGGATACGACGGAAACTAGTAGGGCTAATTGGACGGCGGTAGTTAGTAGGCGATTAGTAGTCATTACTTATTCTTCTTTCTCTTGTAAATCTTATAGGCGATTAGTAGGGCGGTAGTAATAGCGATAGTGTGCCAAGGTAGATAGATAGCCCCTAAGAAACTATCTAACTCAAATCCGTATTCGTTAGAGATAACTAACTCAAATCCGCTAGGTATCATTTATTTAATTCCTAACATAGTAGCGACATTATCTAATTCTTCATCTGTAAGATGGTCTAACTCAATAGCCTTAGAAAATCCAAAGAAATCTTCTTCGGTATCTAGTGCCTCGTTATAGGCTTCTTCTTCATCAAGATAAACATAAGCGTCCGCTACATCTGCCTGAATTGTATCCCATTTAGTCATCATTAGTTTTGTTCTACCTTTCGTAGGTGTGCTACTACATTTTTAGAAATCTTTTGTAGTTCGCTTACTGTTTTATTCATTTCATCTGCGCTAGTAGCGGTGAAGAAACCGAGGAACTGTGCCCCGTCCCATAGTGAGTATGTTATTGTCATTTTATTTTCTATCCTTTTCGTTAGTTGGTTATAATGGAATTGTAGCCTATTGGGCTGACATTACCTAGCATAGGGCTAGGTGTGTCGGTGTGAGTTACCTCACACCCTTATCTTTTGCTAATTGCTCAGCATAGACGGGGTCGGATACGCTATCCGCACCAAACTCTAGATAGATGTCTAGATAGATTTCATCATAGTAATCGTTCATTAGTATTACTCCCAACTTCTAGTAGTAGCGATAACTACACGCTTGCTAGGCTTGTAGTTAGGTAACTCTCTTAGAGAACACTCTAGGATAGTGCCTCTCTCTGAGAGTAGGTCAAGATACTTATTAGCATCTTGTTCGGTATTCATTAGAACACCTAGACAAGTAGAGAACTCGGTGTCCGAGTATTGGACTTTGTAACTTAGTGAAAACATTTTGTTTTCCTTTCTTTGTTAAGAACCTTTCTTAACTTTCTTTATACTTTAAGCATAACAGGGGGGACTGACAAATAGGGGGGTTACTGGCAAGTATTGTTAAACTATTTTTGTGATTAGCATCACATCTACGCTCAGGGTTAATAATCTATGGGCGCACTATTTAGACAAAACGGACATTTTAAAACTCTGGATCATACAAAATAAATCTCTATTAACATTTTCATAAATCCTAATTACTAGTCAACTGGAATTTTTATATCTGGCAGCTCTCCATGCAGCAGTAGAAACAACAGGCGGATAACGGGGAGTTCTAAATTTCCTTATATCAGCACCTTTAGAAATATTACACTTTGCGTGAGAAGGCTTTACATTTTCAATATTATCAGAACCTCCTTTAGATAAAGGGATTACATGATCCAGATGTAGGCCATTTTGCCATCCTTTACTACCAACAGTTCTTGGAGCTGAATAATCTATAGAGCCACTACATATATGACATTTAGTTCCATGAGCCAATAAAATTTCAAACATAGAATACTTGCCTGGGTCTGTCCAGACTTCTATAGAACCTTTGGATGCTACTCTCATATGTAAATATTATCAAAATAAAAAAGTTTCGTCAAGGTATTGACCTAGGAAAATCTGCCATGTTATACTTAGGATCTGGTTTTCGGGGGGTTTACACTAAGACTCAAATGTACCAAGTAACTCTTGGGAGTTTAGTAAAGCTTCTCTCTTATCCAACTATAACATTTTTGTTAAAGGGGGGAAAGGGGGGTTTTGCTAAAATCTAAATCCCCAAGTAATCAAGTAAAGAAAATATAATATATATAAGGGATATATTGTAAGAAAACTGAATAGAATGGAAAAAAATGAATAAAGTAAAAGCCATATTGGCTATAGTAGTACTAATGGGATCACTTGCTGTATTTGAAGCAACATCTAATAAAGACTGTATTAACGTATATGTAGACTATGGAACATTAGAAAAGTCGACATTTAATGAATGTATCAAATCATCAGAAACTAAAGCAATTGATTTATTGGTAAACAATAACTTCACTTTGCAGGGAACTGACAAATACAAGGACGCAGTCCTCTGTCGTTTAAATAATCTGCCTAAAGAGGCGGAATGCAAAGATATGCCACCAGAGAATGCCTATTGGGCTATTCTAGTAAAGGAAGACCAAATACTATTTGAAGACTATGTATGGGCACAGGTTGGTATCGATCAATTGATACTATCTCCTGGAGATTCTCTAGCTTTAGTATTTGCAACTAATGGATCTGTTAACTTCCCAGCATAGAGTATCTACAAGATCAAAGCTTCTTGTATTGGTGCTACATATATCAATGTTAGTTTCAACAAATGAAATTACATCTTACATAATGAGATTCTATAATGGTCATTATGGATTACTAGATAATTTATTCTAGTTGACTAGGATATTATAATATTATATAATACATACAATGGCATCTAATCGAATTGTACTCTGTGACAAATGTGGACGGGAAATCGAAGTAAGATCTGGATTTGCCCATATGACATTAAGTAATCATCAGAAGAACTGTAAATGATATAATTGTGCTATGCACGATCATAATAATATAACTTTAGTCACAGGTTCAGGAATAACTGAAATGCAACTTATGTGGTTCATAATGGGTGTAATGGCAATACATCACACTTGGATGTGGTGGAAAATGCGTTCTAAGAAGTGTACTTGCAAAAAATAATTTTATTAACATTTTGTTAATTCTAAATATTGTAGTTGACTAGGATATATAATGAATAAATGTATAGCATGTGGAATGATAGCAATTGCTAAAGCAAAAGATTCAGAGAACTGGTATTGCATAGCTCACGCTATGGAATATGCAAATATTAAATCTGGTAAATATAAAAATTAAAAAGGCGGGATAGCTAAGAAATTTTCTTTGCTACAATTAAGCTATATGAGACCCTCTTGTAGGTATTACCTAACATGAAGTCTGAAAAGCTCTCTATAGCCAAGCAGAAGGCTTATTTGGCCCAATACCTTAGAGACCTTAAGACAAGTACTCCTTGTGTCGACTGTAGGATAAGTTATCCATACTATGTTATGGACTTTGACCACGTAAGAGGTCAGAAGCAGGCAAATGTTATGGAATTAGTATCCACATTGTCGAAGAAGCGAATTGATCTTGAAATAGCTAAATGTGAGATAGTATGTTCTAATTGTCATCGTATTAGGACTCATATAAGACGTATGGCTAAAAAGGGTAAATAGTATATTGTTTCATGTGAAACATTGTCTTCTCTTCCCGCCGCACTTTTTTCGGGCGCACTTTTAATTTCGCACTATATTTAGTATACTTAACATTTCAGCACCAGTAGCCAAGTTGGTTAAGGCCCCGAACTCATAATTCGGCTATCGTAGGTTCAAGTCCTGCCTGGTGTACTAGGCGAATATTGCATAGTGGTAGTGCGTAACCTTGCCAAGGTTAATGTGTGGGTCCGATTCCCGCTATTCGCTCCAAAAAGAAAAAATCCCAATCAGAGGCGGATCCGATTGGGTTTTCCTAGTGTATTGCTACACATTATACTGGGAGCTTAATCTGTGGGATGCTACAACCAGTACATAATTATTATAAAATAACTATTGTTCTAAGTCAATAGTGTCTTGCACAAAGTTTATGTCGGTATCTGGAGTATCTGGAACAAATGATGGGGTAGGTCCAAGTAGGTATCCTTGATTATGATATTCTACCATTTTAGAAGTATCTTCTGACCCCACCAATTTATTTGATATAAGGGTAAGCAGGTCATATATTCTGTGGAGCATAATGTAATTAACCATTGGTAGGTTATCTTCTAAATTCTGTGGTTGTTCTTTATTTTCCGTCATCTGATGGTCTTCCTAAATCTTCCCAAAACTTTTCCCGCCCCATGGCGTCAGTATCTTTTATAGCTCCGCTTTCATTTTGAAAATCTTTGAACGGATTCTCTAATTGTGTCATAGTACTCACTCCCTACCACCTTCTTGTAATTGCAGGATAGACAATACAAGTATATCTCATCTTCCATGTTTTGATTACAAAAAAGAGGGCCCTGATCCATTGGGCATTCAAGCCGTGGAACAAGACCCTCTTCTGATAGGCGAATGTACTTAGATACGTATTGTATCTTTTTCATTCATCCCCCTTAATGTTTTGGAAACTCAGGTATGAGATCCCTGGCCTTACCTATTGAGTTAGGCCAAGACGACCAATCTTTGCCGCCCTTGGTCATATAGTACGTTATCTCTGCGTTTGTTACTGGATCAAATAATTCCTTATTTGAAACTAATTCGAATTTATCTTTACGATCATCACCAAGTTTCCCTAGCATATTGATCTGAAAAATTCCGTAAGATTTGTCTCCAGTTCGGATATTGTCATTTAAAGCTAACGGTCTCCCGTTTGACTCTACACGAGCAACAGCCCAAGCTGTTTTTAAAGCAGTTCCCTCAAAACCTACAGCCCACAATAAATCTTTTAATTCATCGGCTGGAAGCATTTCTGAGTGCTTATAAGTTTCATTACTGAACTTATCTAGTATTTCTCTTTTTAGTTGTCTTTCAGTTTTTTCAACCTTAACTACTGGCTGAGTTGTTAACGCTTGCGTAACTGTTGGCCCAGGCTGGACAGTGAATAGAAATAATGTTATCATTCCTATATAAGACCAGTTATGAGCAACATCACTCAAACGTTCTATAATTTTCTCCATTGGCATTTCCTCCTTTAGAGATAACGAACTATAATAGTAGCATTACTTGACAGTAGGTGTCAAGCTAGTCAACCAGAAAGATTTAATGGAAATATCATATTCTACGCCTAGAGCCAACTTGACAACCAAGAATGGTTACGGTCACGCTGGATTTAAAGTGGCAGAATCATTGACTAAAATGGGACATAGATTAACTTATCAAAACCCTAAAGCTAAATTACAAATTAATTTTTCACAACCTACAAATTATAAATTACATAGACATCAATATCAGATTGGTTATACTCCATGGGAATCAACAGTTGTTCCAGAATCATGGAAAGAAAACATAAAAGCCTGTGATGAATTTTGGACAACCTCTCAATGGTGTAAAGATGTGTATGAGAATAATGGATTTAAGGTATCTAATGTTTTTCCACATGGAATAGATCCAATATGGGCACCAAAGAAACGTGAAAAAACAAATGTTATAAGATTCTTACATGTTGGAGAGCCAGCAGAAAGAAAAGGCGGAAGAGATGCAGTAGAAGCATTTATAAAACTCTTTGGTAATAATCCTAACTATACATTAACTATAAAAGCTCATAAGTCTAGTAATTTAAGATTATATGATCGAGAAGGAAGTATCTTGGGTCTTCCCCACGAAATGTATAGCAACATTAAGTTGGACGAAAGAGAGTTAGAAGATAACGAATTGTTAGATTTGTATTATAAGCATGACGTTATGATTTATCCTACCTACGGGGAAGGTTTTGGATTTATTCCCTTCCAAGCACTTGCAACAGGTATGCCAGTTATATCAACACATGATTGGGCAGACTATAAAAAGTATTTGGGACCTCTAAAGTTAAACTCTACACTTATAGATTCTCCATGGGATGTTATGCATCCTGGAAAAGTTTACAAGCCAGACAAGAAGCATTTGGTTAGTTTGATAGAAGATGCAGCAGTTAATTTTAGAGCGTATTCTGGATATTACTATGCTCAGTCAACTGAAATACATAAAGAATATAATTGGGATCAGTTGACCAATAAAGCTTTTGAAGAAGTATTTAAAAAAATATCATAACCCCTTCCCCTTTAGATTAAAGTTTGGTAGAATTGGACTTCAACTAAAAATCATATAAACCGCAAGGCGGAGAAAAGGTGTTATTTAAAAATGTCAAGAACTATTGAAAACCCATACGAAAACTTTAT